GTAAGCCAGCGCCGCCACTGGATGGTTGGTAGCGCAGCTGAGAGCCGGCTGTCAAGGTCGAAACGTAAGCATCCAGGCATGGCGGCTGGTTAGGTAGGCGTCAAGAAAGCGGCGCCGTCGAAGCTTTGGACGCAGCGTATAAATAAGTGTACTTTAACGCGGATTTGCGCGCCTAAAGTACATTATAATAAACGTCATGCGCCGCTGACTGGTCTTTTGGCGTTCTATAAGGTGCCATTAGCGTGCGCCATGGCGTCCTATAGGCTGCCACACGCGGTTATACGAGCACGAAACGTTTAGCATCGGGCAATATACATAATTGCGAAAAAGTGTCGCAGTTGCAGTCAGCGTAGACGTATGAGCCCGTGTCTGAAAATTCAACAAAAGTCAGCAGGGCACCGACCGCGTTGTAAGGCTCGCCGCATGCGCATGCCGCTGTACCCTCAATGACGCGGCGCACGGTGAAAGGAAAGTTTAATTGGAAGCGGCCTTTGATTTCGTCTGGGCTCATGGGCTGGTTACTCTTCTCTACTATATCGTGCACGAGGTCAAGGATCGGATTACGGTCGATAACAGCGCTCATAGCGTTGCTCCTTTGATTGAAATTGCGGCACTATTAATAATTAGCTGCGCAGTAGACGATGAATACAATGGCTGCGAACCACCAGAGACCAGACAGTATGTCAGACATGGACGTATCTCCCTAGCGCGGCATTGCGCTGGCGGAGAGTATGCAAGGCGCGTGCCTAAGTACTACGAGGCAGGCCGGTAAGCAGGCTGGTAACTTACCCCTGTCCCCTACCTCGCTACGCTCGCCGACCACCCACACCATCCCCGCCGTCCCATATTCGGACACTTGCGCGCCCACCAAATATTACGCGTCTGAGGCCAGCAGTAAGAAAGGGGAAGTGGGGCTCGGTACCCGTGTCGAAAGTGAATTTCCCCTCCCACAATCCGGCGAGTTTGGCACGGAAAGTGCCCTATAACCTGGCACAATCCTTGCTATAATAAGGTGTTGACAATCTGTCACATTTATCTTACAATTTGTAAGGAGACGAAAATGGTACGCTTTAAGAATTGGCTGTTATTCCAAGCAGGTACAAACGGTTTTGCCGCCCTCATCGGCTGCATGAGTTGGCCCTGGTTTCTCTTCTGGCTCATATGGGGTACTTTTACCGTATGCACAAAACCTCACTGTGGCACTACAGGCTCTACGCGCTACTAGCCCTCGGCCGCATACCCGGATCCGAGAGGAGAGGGCATCGCGTCTTCATGCATTTGCCTACTGCTGCCGCCTACTTATCGACGACGACCGCGCGCCTAAAAGACTACATCGCTGAGGGCGTGGACTGCGCGCTCTTTTACGACGTCAAAAAACGCCATAAAATCTGGTCATTTAGCATTGCCCTGCCTGACGCGAGTCACGAGCAGGATAACTAGCGGATATTTAAACCATTTGCCGCAAGGTAACGCGGCCTTACTCTAAGGGAGCAGCAACGCCATGAAACTGTCAAAAGAGCAGACGACCGTCGTGCAAGGAGTCATCAGCGCCAACCTACGCCGTTGGAAGAGTCTGGGGCCGCAGGAGTGTGAAGACATGGCATCCATGGCGTGGGTGACCGTCCTCGAGCGCCTTCCCCGTTGGCAGCCAGAGCGCGCCTCCCTCCGCACCTTCGCCGATCACGCCGTCAAGAGCGCCTTCATGGACTGGTACCGCAAATACCACAAGCCGCGCAACCACGATAAAGCGGAGGCCGTCGCTGCCTTCAACAGCCACATTACGGCGCTGGCTGATGTTCTCCACAAGAATTCCGACAAGATAGGCGCCGAGGAGCGGCTGGATCTTTACGCCGCACTCGAAACGCTCGACGGCCGCGACTACGACATGGCTGGCTACTACCTGAGCGGCATGACCCTCAAAGAGATCGGCCGCGTCTTTGGCGTCAGCGAGTCGCGCGTGTCGCAGCTGTTCAGCGCCATCATCGCAAAATTAAAGGAAACTTATGCAAATCAGCCGCAAGCACAAGATAGCCAAGGCGAAGTTCTGGCAACGCATCGCTAAGAACCAGGCGCTCGTGCCCGACGACATGGACGACGCCGCCATTGCGCGCGTTTCCGGCTGCCTCGACGTGCAAATCTCCCTTAAAAACAATGAGTTCCGCGAGTGGTTCCTAGATGAATCAGCCAATGAGGCGCTCCTCGAAGCGGGCGTCGAAGCGGCCATTCGCCGTTTGATCGACATTGTGGAGATGAGCGGTAGTGACCTGATCGGCAAAGACGCGGAAGCCAAGACGTCCGACCAAGTGCGCGCGGCCGAAATGCTATTGAGATACGCTGGTTACGGCCCAGCTAAAGAGCAGCCAGGGGTCATCGGCAAGGACCTCGACAAGATGTCGGCCGCCGAGCTGGATTCTTACATTGCGTCTAAGAGTAAGAAGCTTAAATCAGCCGGTCAATAACCAGGGGCAGCCACTGGCTATTCACGATTTTCTCTGTATTCATAAAACGCGAATGCCTGCCAATTTTATTGTTGACATATAGCCATGGATTCGGTACAATGACAGGTTGGGCGAAAATGCTGCCCTTCCACTAATATGCGGCCCAGGCTACACACACCTCGCATATGTTAACGTGTAGCCGTGAGTACAAACTCACAATACCATATTTCGAAACAAAAGTCAAGCGTGTATTTTTAGGGTTGACAGCGGCGCTGGTTGTTGATATAGTAAGCGTAGGTCGAGAAGTCGGTAGCTGGGCAGAAAAGATAGACCCAAACCCTTCGTGGAGAGGGATGCCCTGGAGGCCAACACGAAAGACAATAGAGCGCCGTGAACACGTGGGAAGCGGGTGTACAGGCTAACAACCTGAGCGGGTTAAAGGAAGGATGAAAAGCCCTTCCGCCCAAACCCACAGTAACGGCTCAGGGGCGTAGCGTCCCCCTCGACCACTTTAATTGCGTGCTTGGGCGAGCGGCTTAAGCCTTATCTAGTGGATAGTGTACAGCGGGCCTGACTAGACAGTATGCTGGGCGCACGAGGGTTCGAATCCCTCAGCACGTAACTAATATAATGATTATAGTTATATATGCCCACCCGCCACAACCCTATATACCCTATCATATACGCAAAGAAAAGTCAAGCAAAATCGCGATGGTCACGACATTAGCCAGCCAGCCGATAAGCTCTAGACAGTTCGGAGGCACCGATGAGAGACTGGAAACGCCCGCGCAGCATTGACGTGCTGGGTACCAAATATAAGATCCGCTACCGCAACTTCAGTAAAGAAGACTACGAGGGACACATCGTGCCGGAGGAGCGCACGATCTACGTCCACAACGGCCACGGCAAAGACGCCACGTACGAAATCATACGCCACGAAGTAATGCACGCGTTGCTCATGCTGTCCGGCATCAGCGAAGGTCTGCAGCCAGAACAAGAAGAGGCGCTGTGCGTTCTCATGGAGACCGGGTATAAAGCGTTAATTATACAGGAGTAAGTATGCCCGCACCACGCACGCTGCATCGCGGTCCTAAATCACAAGCCGACGTTATAATTGAAACTTTTTTGACGTGGTTTGGTGTTGCTATATTTATATCAGTAGTTGTAGCCGGTTTAACGGCACCGTTTTGGGCATAAGGAGCAAGCATGAAAAGTATTGCGAGTTACGGCGAAATCACTGATAAAATTGTACATTTTAATATGTCTACGCAAGCGGCAATGATCGACATGTTCCTCAGACCTCAAGAGCGCGCCGAATGCACCAACCCCGACTTCCGCACGCGGCCCTTTACCGTAGGCGAGTACCGCAGCTGGTACGCCACTACGCAAGGCGCCGTGTACGACTACGATCACTGCGTGCTGGGTGTTAACTTTCCAAGCCACATCTTGCGCCCGTTCTTTGACGGCGACTTCGACCCGCTGACCGATGGCGAAAAGGAGCTGATTGGCTGCTTACGCGGCAAGAAGGGCCCGTACTACGTGATCGGCACGTACGGCAAAATAGACAACACACTGGAGCACGAGATCTGCCATGGCCTCTTTTATACCGACACGCGATACAAAGCCAGCGTCATCAAGGCGATCGAAGAGAAGGTCCCAGCGAAAGTCAAGAAAGCAGCACTGCGCGTCCTGGCTGAGGGGTACCACGCGGACGTCCTTCTAGACGAACTGCATGCCTATCTGGCTACTGGTCACCGCGAGTTCTTTGGCGACAGCGTCAAGTTCCCGGCGGCCACAGTCAACCATTTTGTGCGGTTAAAGCAGCGCGCCTTTGAAAAGCATGGCATCGACATGGATAATCTAGCCGCTGGGAAGTATTGATGAAGTTCGAATTAACTCTGTATGTAAATGAAATGTCGCAGAAAACCGAAAAGCTTGTGGTAGAGGGTACCAGCTTCTCGGTAGTCGATACGTCAACCGGGCCGCTGTTCGTCGTCATTGGCGCCAAGTCTGCGCCGGTGTACGTGTGCGACAAGAGCCGCCTTCATTCAATGCAATTACTTACGACGCAAGTACCTAAAAAGAGGACTATACATGCCATTGCTGGACGAAATCAAGAAAAAGCTAATGGGTGATGATGAGCCGCTAAAAGAGCGCGTGGTTCGTGCGGAGAAAGAAAAGCCGCGCGGCTCCGAGCTGGTTGGCAAAGGGCCAGTACCGCCGTTCCGCACCATGCAGGAAAAGGCCAAGGCCGAGATCGACACTGGCGTGGCTGCTTATAAAGAGCTTGAGGACCGCCCAGCCATGACGCGCGAGAAGTTCAAGCAGACGCTTGAGCTGGCGAAAAAAGGCAGCAAGGAAGCCAAGTCACTGCTGGATAGACTCAAGATGGACGACATTGACAAGCAAGATCCTGATGCCACGTATGATTTCTTTTTCAAAGTGAAGGGAAAATGACATGTTAGGTCACGTACAAAAGAAAGTTTTCCAGGCCGCTACGCCCAACACAAGCGCCGCATTCACGCTGCCTGGTGACTCCAAAGCGTTTGGTGGGTCTGTTTATATGCCCGGCGCTACGGCAGCTAAGTTAGAGTTTTCTATCGACGGCGGGGCTACTTGGATCGGCCCGGCTGCTGCGCTGACTACGACCGCTTCCGGCTTCTTCAGCTGGTCCGGCGCGTACTTCACTATGCCATACGCACGAGTGGTGGCTACCGCCGGTACAGCAACCGACTGCCGCGTCTACGTGGTTGAATAACCATGGCCGGCATACGCACGAGCATAGTGCAGGAAGGCCAGACCATCAGCGTCCACGATGGGCCGCTGACCGGTTCAGGAACTGTTGAGCACACGGCGGTCGCGCAGTCTGACACTGTGTTGGCCTCCATCTTCGTGCGCGCGCTGACCGGTACGGTCAAGGTAGACCTGTACACCTTTGCACAGGAGGGGGATGTTAAAATCATTGACTTTCCTCTAATCACTTCGCCTACTGCTAATCTGGTAATGAAGCAGGCGGCCGGCACGCTCTCCAACGTGCGCGTCGTTATCCAGCATAGCGACGACTGCGACATTATCGTGTCGCTCAAAGGGTCGTCGAGCGGCACATCCAGCACAGTGCTGCTGAGTCCAACGCAGGCCACCGCCTACTCTGTGCCAATTACCACAACACCTTCCGTCATTATTCCCGCCAGTACACAGGATCGTCAAGGTTTAATATTAATGAATTATGGTGCAGGTCCGATATTATACGTCGGGTTTACCGCAAGCGAAGCCGCAGTGGCTAGCGGCTGGCCCCTCCCAATGGGCGCGTCGATCGCCATTGATCTGGGAGCCGGTCAAGCTATATGGGGCGCGTCAAGCGCCGGAACCATCGACGTTCGAATAATGGAGTCTGGTAGCTAGGGCGGTAGTATGAGTACCTTTTCTTCGTCGTCCGGTAATAACATACAAGTCACACCATCCGGATCGACAAACCCAACGGTCCAGAATGTTAGCATGACCACCGCCGGAACCGAATATACCGCCACATTGCCAACAGGCACCACGCAATTTGAAATCAGATCACGCTTATATGGCAAGCTGCAGTTCTCGTATACCAGTGGACAGAGCGCCACCGTCTTTCGAACTCTGCCGCAGGGGTGTGCGTACTCGGAGACAGGGTTATTGCTGGTCGCGCCGCTAGCCATTTATGTTCAAAGCACCAAAGACAACGACATCTTAGAGGTCGTGTCCTGGGTATAATACTTTAGGAGGTTTACATGGTAGGTAAGGAAAGACTCGTGTTCGATCCGGCCAATGCAAGCGAAGGCGATAAGATTGCCGGCTACTTGTACGGTGCAGGCGGCACACTCATCACGTCAACTACGGTTGGCCCAGACGAAGGCCTGGACGTCAATGTCTTGAACACGATCACAGTGCAAGCGACTAACCTGGACATCCGGGATCTGTCGCACACCAGCGATAGTGTTAAAGTCGGTGACGGCACAGACTTCCTGGCTGTTAACGCAGACGGATCCATTAACATCACCGACAACGGCGGTTCTATCACCGTTGACGGTACAGTGGCAGCCACGCAGTCCGGAACGTGGACCATCGACAGCATCACCAACCCGGTGACCGTTACGGCCACCAACCTCGACATTCGCGACCTCGCGTTTGCTACCGACAGCGTGACCGCTCACCAAGGCGGCACCTGGACTATTGATAGCATCACAAACGCCGTGACTGTCACTGCAACAAACTTGGATATACGCGACCTTAGCCACACGCAAGACAGCGTGAAGATTGGCGACGGTACCGATTTCCTCGCCATCAACGCCGATGGCTCGATCAACACCGTCAGCACAGGCGACCCCGCGCTGGCTAATACGGCTCTTGCAGCTGCCGCTACCAGCGTGACCACGACGGCCACCAACTTGGTTGCTTCTCCGTTGGCCAACCGCAAGTACCTGTTTGTGCAAAACCTTGGCAACCGCTCGATTTACCTCGGCGGCTCTGGTGTCACTGTGGCCCAAGGCTTCCGCCTCAGCCCTGGCGCAGCCCTGGATGCTCGTATCGGCGCAGCTGTGTCGCTCTACGCGATTACAGACAGCGGCACACAAGACGTGCGCAACCTGGAACTCAGCTAATCACCCTGGGGGCTTCGGCCCCCTTTTAGGAGCAAAGTATGAACGCCAATTTTACGCAAGCAGATTTCGATTTTACACAAGAATTCGCCAAGTTCATCTTGAACCGCATGCACGTGAAGGACGCGTCTGTAAAAGACATGATTGACTTCAATAAGATGCTGATTAAGTACAACGAGTTGAGCCGCAAGATCGAGGCCAACATACTGGAGCTGGGTAAAGTTACTGAGGCACCTAAGAAAGCGAAAGCAACCAAGGCTTCCACGCCGCAGGGGTGATGAATGGGACTGTCGTACGAAGACATCTATGATGTAGTGTCCACCAATAACAGCTCGACGGCGGCCATAAATGCCGGGGCCTCGTTCATTGGAGCCGCAGACGACGTCAGCCAGATGTCTTCGGCCATCGTCACGCTGTTTGCCAATCAGAACACAACCTTGGTTGTTCAACAAAGCAGGGACGGCACGAATTGGGATGTATCCGACACGTTCTCTATTCCGGCTTCGTCAGGCCGCAGCTTCTGCGTGTCGGCGGTCAGTCAGTTTTTGCGCGTCTCTGTGACAAACACAGCAGGTAGCACAGCTACTACCGTCCGCCTGCAGACTATCTATAGCACGACGCCGCAGGAGATAGTGAGAGCAACAGGGCAGCAAGCATCAGCAGAATCATTACCGGTCGTGCTGGCCACTGATCAGTCCGCAATTGACGTCAACGTCCTCAGCACACCGTCTCCGTCCCCAGAAGACTCCGGCTTTGCGTTCGGACAAATACAGCTGGCGGCCATTGCTGAAGTGCTGTTGCGCAAGGCTACATACACGGAGCAGACAGCCAATGCTCAACGGAGTGTAGTGTCGAGCAGCGCCAACGATTCTTCCGCTGGCACAGGAGTTCGGACTGTAAAGATCACCTACTTCACCGCCACAGGAACAGGTCCGTTTGAAGAGACTATCACGCTAAACGGCACTACTGCGGTCAATACAGTAGCCACCAACATTTGCTTTATTGATAAGATGGAAGCCGTCACCGCCGGGTCTGGCGGAGTCGCTGCCGGTAACATTACCGTCCGGTCCGTAACAGGCGGCGGCGGAGTGGCAATCAAGCAGATCAGCACAGGAGACTTGCAGAGCTTTGACGCGGTACACTATGTTGCGACAGGCCAGACACTGTATGTGACAGGGCTAAGCACCGGACACAACGGAACAACGGTAGGCTCAGGTGCTAGATACCGCATACGGTCGCAGCCTATCAACGTAGCAAACGCTCCTTTGCGGCAGGTGTCCGACTTTGTGCGCCTGTACGGTCAATCGTCTACCATCACGCGCATTTACCAGTCGCCAATCATTGTGGTTGGTCCGGCCAAGGTAGAACTCTGGGTTTTGCCTGAGACCGCCACGTCTACCATCTATTATGGTAGCTTCGACTATTTCACGAGGTAAGAAATGCCGTACTCCACTAATGTGCAGGACTTTAGTGCGGACCAGGTTACCGTGATCATTGAGGGCATCGGCGGCTCAGTAACCTCAACCGGCACAACAAACATCGACACGCAGTTCCCCGAGAAGCGACTAATTAACGCCGGGTCGCTACTGGTTAGTGGCGGCAAATTAGGTGACAGAGTGTCGTTGCAAGTGGTGGATGTCGCCGGCACCGTCGCTCCGGCCGGCACTATTCTCAACACATTCGCTAAGCGACTGTTCGTCAACCATGAGCAAGTGTTCCAAATTCACTACGACATTCCATACGTGGCAGCTCTACAAACTTTCATGACGCTCCGCATTGCCTATGAGGCTACCGATGCGGACGCTCGGCACGTATACCTGAATCTGATCGGCCATATACCGAAGGACTGACGATGAAGATTCTGTTTTCAAAAAACACTAAGCCGCTTAGCCGCCTGATCATGGCGGTTACCCATGAGCCCGTGTCGCACTGCGCCGTACAGGTTGGCGAGTTTATCATCCACAGCACCACCTTCGGCCCAGAGATACGGACGCTGCAGTATTTTGCCGAGCGCAATACAATCGTACACGAAGTGACCGTTCCGGTGGACGACGCAGAAGCTATGAAGCTCATAACATGTACCGACTCGTCGTTCTATGACTACCCTGCACTGCTGTACCTCGGCATCAGATATGTCGTCCGCTTGCTGGGAGTGTCTATGCCGCGTGCTAATTTGTGGAAACTGTCAGGCATGTACATCTGCACCGAACTTGTGACCAAGCTATTGTTTGGCCAGGCCGACGCGATGATTACCCCTTACCAACTATATCAAAAGCTTAGGAGCGCTTATGCCTAAGAACGGATCGGACGTCCGCCTGGTTGACTATCATCAGCGCCTGTTGGAGATGATACGGGCTGACGTAGATAAAACACAGCCATTTGAAGCACAAGAGAAAGAGGCTAGGTCAATTATGGACAGCCTGCTTGGTCCGTCGTGGCGCGCCAAGGCCGATATCTTGGATGAGCCGGATACGGAAACTCCGGCTGATGACAACTACTTGGATAACCTTGATTACATTGGTAACATGTTTCAGCTAGGTAAAGCTCCTGGCGTAAAGCACCCGATCACAGACGGACCAAATAAACCCAGTAAAACTGCCGATATGTCTGCAGCGCTTACAGAATTGCGCGATGCTATCAACAAGTTGCTGGACGCTAAATGAACGCCGATGTCGAAAAGAAGCTACTAGCTGCCGCGCTACAGCGACGCGAAGCTCTAGCCCGCAAGGAGAGCTTTGACCCGCACGTCATAGGGTCGGCGCCAACAGCTAAGCAGCTGGAAGTACTGCGTGATATAGAGGCCTTCTACTCCCGCTACGTGGTTGCCGGTAACCAGTCAGGTAAGACGATGCTGGCAGGGCGGGAGGCAGCCTGGATCTTTACCAACACTCATCCATACCTAGACACCAAGGCCGTCTGGGGGGACCGACCTCTAATCATGCTGATTCTTGGTCAAACGACAAAGCAGCTTGAGACTGAAATTTGGGGCAATAAGATACAGCCCCATCTTGACCCGGCCGAGTACCATGTCCACAGCTCAGGTGGCGTGCTCCAGTCGGTCAGCCACCGTAAGAATGGAAATAAAATTCTGTTTATCTCACACCATAACGCAAACGACGCCCGTAAAAACTCGCAGGCCTTCGTAGCGCAATGGGTGTGGCTGGACGAAATGCCGTCATCGCTGTCGCTGTTCTCCGAACTTGAGACGCGTACCATCGCTACCAAGGGGCGGTTTATCTGCACTTTTACGCCGCTGATCCGCAACCCCGAGATCAAAAAGAAGATCGAGACGGTTGACCCACGTTACGGCAAAAAATACAAGTTTGCCATGTTTGACAACCCGATCTACGCCGGCCGCGAAGAAGAGCTGATGGCGCGCTACTCCGCCCTTCCTGAGGGGGAGCGAAACGCTCGTCTGTATGGCGAGTGGTTCATAGGCGACCGTGGCGTGTACCGCTTTGACGAGATGCAGCACATGGAAAACCCGGAGAGGTACCATCCGTCGTGGCGACATGTCGAAGTCGTGGACCCAGCGGCAGCGGGCTATGCCGGTTACGCCCTCCTTGCCGAGAGTCCCAAGAACCACAGCTGGTACCTAATCCGCGCCGAGAACGTGCAAGGCGATTCTGCGTCCGAACTGCTGCAAGCTTTCCAAAAGCGCAGCGAGGGTGTCAACCTCATTCGCCGCATCAGCGATCCGCACGAGCAGTGGTTCATCAAAGAAGCCAACAAGGCAAAGATTGTGTACCACGGCGTGTTTAACAAGAACAATAACCGCAAGTTAGAGTTAATTAAACAGCTGCAAGACCGCCTGGATGATGGCCGCCTCAAGATTACTGACTGGGCCGGCGAGGCAGTCATTGAGCAGTTTGCCACCTGCCAGTGGTCCGAGACGCGTGAGGACAAGATCGTCCGCTCGTCCGATTACCATATCCTTGATTGCCTTCAGTATTTCTGCGACCAGATACCAAAGCCCGAGACGCGCCCTGCCGATATGTCCTGGGAACAGCAGCTGGTTATGCAGCACCAAGCTCGCAAGACAGCGGCCGCGACAAAAGATAAAACAAAGCGCAAGCTTACCTTTGGTCGCATTCCAAGGCCAAAGATTAACCGAGGTTGGTACTGATGGACGCAGTGATCGCCGCATTCTACCTCGGCCTCTTCGTGTTTGCCCTTAACGGCCTACAGCTGGTTGCGCTTAACCAGAAAGCCCGCGAGCTGGCTGCCAAAGAAGAGGACCTGCGCCGACTTCTTATCAAACTCAAACTTAGACGCTAAGGAGCTACCGTGGCTAAAGTTGTCAGCTGGACCATGGATGAGTGGCGCAAGCGCATGGAAATGCTCTTTGCTGAAGCCAAAGGTTACCGCGCCGCCTTCGAAGCTACCTGGGCCGCCAACCTTCGCCAGTACGCTGGAAACATGGGTTTCCGCAATGCCGGCACCGCCAACATAACATTTGAGAACTTGGCGCAGCTGGCTAGCGGCGACGTCGAAAGCGGCGACTCCGCAATAGGCATCAACTACATCTTTAAATACACGCGCTTTATCCACAGCCAACTGTCAGCCAACCCGCCCAGCGTGATCGTGCGCCCGGCTACTACCGACCCGGCCGACTCTCAAAAGGCTGACGCCGCCGATCGCGTTGCGCGCCATGCCCGCGACACCAAAGACATTCCAGAAGAAGTGGACTTGATGAACCTGTACGCACTTGTGTGCGGCATTGGCTGCATCAAGGTGTACCACGACAAAGACGCCGGCGAAATCAAAGACTTTGACGAAGAGAGCGGCGAGCTGGAGATGACGGGCGACAATGAGGTGCGCCACATCAATATATTTAACCTTTGGGTAGACCCGAAGGCCATGGATATTCGTAGCATCCGCCACGTCTTTGAGCGTGAGCTTATGACGATTGAAGAGGCGGTTTACCGTTGGCCGGAGCACAAAGACAAAATTGAAGAGAACCAGTTCGAGTACGACCCCGAGGCATCCTACGATCCTATCATGGGCCAGAAAGACGCGGCCAAAAAAGAACCGTGCGTCGAGATCTTTCACTACACCGAACGCGGCCTGCCCGTTAATGGCATGGTTGGCCGCTATGCATGCTTTTTGAAAGACTTCACTTTCTTGGGCAAGCCCTGCAAGAATAAGCACCCTAACGCCGGCCTGCCGTACAAGTTCTTGACCTTTGTTGACGTGCCCGGCAGCGTGTACGCCAAGTCCGTGGCTGAATACGCAAGCCGCGTGCAGGACATGCTAAACCGCATCGACAGCAACACGCTAGACAGCATACAGGCTCACAACGTCGTGCGCATGGTTATACCCGACACGGCCGACGTGGCTGATGACGATGTGTCTAACAGCAGCTGGGACTGGATTAAGGTCTCCGGCGCGCAGGATGCCAACTCGATCCGCTTCGTGAATCCGCCGGCCCTTATGCCAGATATGTGGCAGTTCCGCGACAGCTACCGCCAAGAGCTGCAGGATATGTACGGCATTAACGATTCCATGCTTGGCATCCAGCAGCGCGAGCAGTCTGCCGTGTCGCAGCAGACGGCCATCCAGGCCGGTACCGCCATTCACCGCCGACTGCTTAAAAAGTACGAGGGCGTCATTCGCGAGATCTACAAGGACTATCTTGAGCTGGTCAAGATGTACTGGACCACGCCGCGCATCGTAAAGGTCATAGGCAAAGACAAAGCCTTCGAGTCGATCAAGCTCAAAGGCGCCGACATTAAAGACGGCTATGATATCATTGCGGAATACGGTACCAGCTTGCCAATTGACCCGAACATGCGTCGCGAAGCGATCATGCTCATGATGCCAATGTTTGAGAAAGCCGGCATCAGTATGCAGACCATCCTCAAACACCTGAAACTGAATGAGCTGGAAAGCCTCTACGATATTAACGACATGGCGGCCGATCGCCAAATGGAAGTGTTTGAAGAAATGATCGCGTTCTTCAGAGCCGGTAAGCCCACGTATATAGCGCCAAAAGAAATGGAAAACCATGTGGGCCGCCTGGCTGCCGCTAAACAATATCTGGAAACTTCCGAGTTTAAGTATCTGGAACCTGAGCTGCAAGATCTGATCCGCCAGCACATACGCGAACGGGAGCAGCTCATGGCAAACGAGATGCCTCAGCAGCCTGCCGCAGCTCCTACCGAGGTAGCAGGTATGCCGGCTCCCGTAGATACCGGCGCGCTTCTCCAGCAAGCCGGCGTAGTTTAAAAGATACCCTGTCGTGGTGCAGGATTCTTATATAACGCTACCCTGTCAAGGTGCAGGATGCAAGGAGAAAGTTAGATGAATGAGTTGAGTGTAGACATTGCAGCAGAGATTGCTGCGCTAAATTCTTCGGCACCGGCAGCCGCTGTCCCACAGGCGGACATTCCGCAGCCGGCCGCAGCTGACGACTTTGAGGTACCCGAGCCCTCCTTTTGGGACGACCCGAGCAAAGAGTTCGGCGACGTGTTAGGACTGGATGCTGGCAAGCAGGACGCGAAAGCTCCTGGACAGCCGGCTAGCGACGCGACTAAGACTGCCGCAGCTCGCGCTGATGAAGCAGCCAAAGCCGCAGCCGCCGCAATTACCTACAAAGCAAACGGCAAGGAAAAGACGATTGATCTGACCAAGCCGGAAGCCATCGAAGAGCTGAAGCGTAAGCTTGCCATCGCTGACGGTAAAGAGAAAGCCTTTGACGCAGCGGCGCAATACAAGCAAAAAATGCAAGCAATGGAAGCTGAACTCAAGCAAGCGCGCGAAGCAGCGCAACTTTGGGATAAAGTTGAAGCTTTGCGCTACGACAAAGCAAAGTTGATTGAGCTGTTCACCGGCCAGAAGTACGACGAGTTCATTGGCGAAGAGGTTGCTAAACACAACATCAAGACAATGGGCACCGAGGAAGAGCGCCGCCTGTTGGAACAACAAGACCGTATTCGCGCACTGGAAGAGCGGCTTAAGCTTGGCGAAGAGATGACCAAGAAGCAAGCCGCAGAAGCTGAGAAGAAGCGTCAGGCCGCAGAGGCAGCTAAGGCCGAAGCTCAGCAAGAGTGGTTAAAGACCAACATCGACCGCGAGTACTTCCGCCACACTGACGGCATCCAAGACGACAGCGTCAAGGAGCTGGTTTATCAGAAGTCGATCCTGGACATTAAAAAGATGTACAAGGAGTACGGCAAGGTAACCAACAAGATGGTGGAAAAAGCGTTTGCTGAAAATGCCAAACGTCTCAAAGTGTTCCACGAGCAGACTGTTGATGCAAGCACGACAAAGGCTTTAGATAGCAAGCGCCAGGCAGCCAGTGCGGCAGCCGAAGCGGCGTCAACCAAGAACTACGAACCAGATGTAGAAACGTCGAACCTGGCTAATCTTTCGCCAGACAAGTTATTCAAAGCACTCAAATTTCTTAACAGCAAACGCTAAAGGATAGAAAATGACTACGACAGCAGTAACCAACCTTGGTGGATTGGACATTGGTAAGTACCTGAAGATTATCTCTAAAGGCGGAGTTTACAACAACTTGCCCGAAGACTCAGCGATGTGGGAAAACATCCTGAAGAAGAAGAAGGGCACTGACGAAGGCCGCGAACTCCGCTACCTCCTCCGTTCCGCATACGGCGCATCGGCAGCTAACTTCATGGCAATCGGCGGCGGCGCGTTCCCCAACGCCCAGAAGTCCAGCCTGAACGAAGGTACCGCACAGTACAAAGACTTTGCCCTCACGATCGAAGTGCAGCGCGATGTTATCGCCCGCGCTATCAGTGACTTCAGCCGCTACGGCGAGCCTATCGCTGAAGAGATCCGCGCCAAGACTATCACCCTCAGCCGTCAGCTTTCCGCTGCCGTTTATGCTGACGGTACTGGCGTACTCGCTCAGGCAACTGGCGCTGGCACGATCAGCTCCGGCCGCATTACCTTGCCAATCGGCTCCGCCTCCAGCTCGCGCGGCTTTATCGGCTGGCTCGAACTGGGTGACCGCGTGGTTGTTGCTACGCTGGCTGGCGTACAGACTGACCCAACCGTATCCTCTGGCACTTTTGCCTGGTACTCCGTGTACGACAAAGACCGGGCAGCCGGCACCGTCGTCCTGGAAGCCCAAAACTCCAGCGGCACTGCTTTGACCGTAACTGCTACCAACATCCTCAACACCATGGTTGTCTACAAGTACGGCTCGCAGATCAATGATTTGTCGTCTGTCTCTACTTCCGATGACTACAACAGCCTGTCGTACTACTACCCCGGCCTCCAGTCGCTGGCTGCTTCCGATGGCCGTAAGGTCAACGGTATCAACATGACTGGCGCGGTTAAAGGCACCAAGCGCGACGTTGGCGGGAACCCTATCGACAGCTCCGACTTCCAGAAGCTGATGAGCCAGGTCAAGTTGAACGTTGGCGCAAGCCGCTACAAGTACAGCCGTGCTATGATGGCCTGGGAAACGCTTGACGCCTTGGTTGAAAGCCGCGAGACCGATCGCCGGTTTGTGACCATCAAAGACAACAAGCGCGGTGTGGAAGGTGGCCTTGCCTACGTCCACGGCAAAGACACGCTGGCCTTCGAAGCCGACGAGTTCTGCCCAACCCAAGCTATCTGGTGCGTGCCCGAAGGTGACGTCCTCCAGTTCTGGGGAGCGGACTTCGAATTCGTCGAGCCACAAGCCGGCCAGAAGTTCTTCCTCAAGCCAAACAGCTCCGGCCATGACAACACCATCCGTTCTTACATGATGGGTCACGGCACGCTGACTTGCGTTCACCCTGCTGCAGTTGGTCTCATCACCAACTTCACCGTGGGTTCGTAATACTCATGCTCCCTTGGGGGCCGGGTCATGACGGCCGGGCCCCTTTTTACTATCAAAGGAAATGAATTATGTCAACTACTTCTCATCAGCAAGCCTTTGGCAACTATCCAGAAAATTTTGACAAGCGTGAAGCTCGCCTGATCGCGTGCGGATACTCTTTGCTCCAAGTTGCTGCTACTGAAACCTACACCATGTCTGCCACCGAGAGCTACACGCACGTCACGATGGCCGGCACGTCGGGCACCACTACCCTTCGCCTCCCTCCTGTTGCAAACAGCCTAGGCCGCGTGGTTAACGTGTATGTGTCGGATTCTACCGGAACTGTGCTAATCGAACAGGCCGACGGTACCGATCTTATTGCAGACGCCGCAGCTGGCCCTTATGCCTTCTTCTGCACGTCGTCCGCTTGGGTTCGCGTAGGCTAATACAAATGGGGCAGCAATGCCCCTGCTTCCATATAAGGTCAACACATGAGAATCTCAGGAACAATCGAACTTGACGGCTTATCTGTGACCTTTAACCAGGGTACCAGCCAGCAGACAACTCTGCAAGCCGGATCGCCCGCTAGCAACATTGTGCTCGCGCTTCCGACCACGGCCGACACCCTTGTAGGAGCAGCAGCCAGTCAGGCTCTTACAAACAAGACCATTAACGCCACAAACAACAGCATCAGCAACCTTACGCTGGCCATGCTGGCTTCTGGCGTTTTAAATACAAGTACGTCTCTTTCAGGTGCAACAGACTCCCAAGTGCCAAGCGCCCTGGCTGCAAAGACATACGCAGACAATGCGGCATCTTCTGGCTTAGCCACCAAAGCTGACAAAACAACCACGATCGGCGCCGGCACCGGACTTACAGGCGGCGGAGATCTTTCGGCCAACCGCACAATCGCGCTGGCTGATACGGCTGTTACTATAGGCTCATACGGATCCGCCACGCAGGTGGCCACTTTCACAGTAGATCAGCAGGGCCGATTAACTGCTGCCGGCAACCAAAGCATACAGATAGCCGAAAGCCAGGTAACAAACCTGGTTACCGACCTTGCCGGCAAACAGGCGGCTGACGTCGATCTTGACGCACTGGCCGCCCTCTCAACCACGGGTCTAATTGCGCGCACCGGCTCAGGTTCTGCGGCTACCCGCACCATAACTGGCCCGGCCGCTGGTATTACCGTTAGCAATGGCGACGGCGTATCAGGAAACCCCACGCTGACACTGGCTAACGACCTGGCTGCTCTCGAAGGCTTGTCAGGTACAGGCATAGCAGTTCGTACAGCCGCCGACACCTGGGCCCAGCGATCCGTAGCCGCCGGCACCGGCATATCAGTCACCAACGGCGACGGCGTCAGCGGCAACCCCACCGTGGCTATTGACAGCACCGTGGCTACGCTCACCGGCACGCAAACGCTGACTAACAAAGACATTGACGGCGGCACGGCTTCAAACACCAGCCGCATCACTGTCCCCAAAAACACGACGTCAAACCTCAGCGGCCTGACGCGCAAACAGGGCACGCTGGTTTATGATACGTCGCTCAATAAGCTGTTTGTAGACAATGGCAGTTCCCTTGACCAAGTAGGGTCAGGTTCCGGCGCGGGCGGCGTGACGTTGATTGCCAACCCCTCAGACGCGGGCAACTGGTCTGAGACTGGCACCGTGTTCGCCACGCCTGTTACGACAACAACCAGCGGCGACCTTCCGCTTAGCGGCGCAACCAGCTCAGCTATTCAGTTTGTAGCGACCGGCTCAGCTGCCGAGAGCGGCACGTATAACTCTTATTCCGTGACCACTTCGGCCGCAATGAACGGCAAGCTGCAGGTGGACTTTTTCTTCCGCCCAGGCACCGGCTTTGCCAGTAACGAGTGGACGGTCTCAGTCTACCAGGGCTCCACTAGGCAGACGCTTAGCACCGATTCCGGCGGCGTTACATACATCCCCAACACCACTGGCCGCTTTACTACGACGTTTGACGCGGTTGCAAGTACCTCCTACACGCTGAGGTTTGCACGAGTTAGCGGTTCCGGTTCCGCCACACTCAATGTGTGCAACGTGTTCCTCGGTTACCCACAAGTGTCGCAGACGGCGCCGGTTGGCCCCTGGCAAACATACACTCCGACCGTCACTAATTTGAGCGGCTTCGCTACGTCCCCCTATGGTTACTGGAGACAAGTTGGCGATTCCGTAGAGTGTTTGGTTGCTTGGGTTAAAAACGGGTCCGCAGGAAGCGGCGGCGCAGTGGTTACGGTATCTCTCCCATCGGGACTTACTGCCGACACAACCAAAATAACAAGCCAAGGGAATGTGCAAAGTCTTGGGGTCGCGTCTCTGTTTGGTGCGTTTGCCGCAAACTTCGAGGATACTGCAAACGTCACTTACCAAACTACGACCACGGTTTCTATCAGTCGCACAGGCACGGCAAACAACGCTACTGGCGCTGCATTTCTGGCAAACGGCATATTGTCTATGCGGTTTACTCTACCAATCGCCGAATGGGCAGGCAGCGTTAACACCGCTCCTGTGCCGGCTGAGGAGTTTGTTAGCAACAGTGGGTCTACCGCCACGGCCGGAGCGTCTAACGCGGTCGGAAACACTGTATACGGTCGGTCTGGTAGCGCGTTCCTAAGTATTGCATCCACTACCGTCAGCAGCACGACGGACTTTGTTTGCCGCTTTCAGTACCCCATTCAGGCAGATGACGAAATTGCGCTTGAAGTTAACGGAGGAAACGGCTGGTTTCCAGTACAAAACATACTGCCGTTTACCTACCTAAACACTTCAATATACGGGTTGCAGGTTACTATAACAAACAGCACCGATGTAACCGTCGCGTTTGGTAACAAAGGTGCGCGACCCGTTGGGGCAGCCACATACGCCGCCGACGGTCAAGCTTGGTCTGTCTTTTCTGGGCTGAATTATCGCTGGCGCGTGCGCAAGACCAAGAAAGCCGCGCTGCCGTTTGCTAATGCAGGCACAGACGGCTCGGCTGGGCTTTACAAGGCTGGGCAAGCGCCAGGGGATACTTCTGGAGCACTCATTGGCACAGGGTATATAGGGCAGGTATTGCGCTCGTCAATCACTTCTCTGACTTCGGTCCCAACTTCAGGTCAATACGGAGATGCAGGAAGTATTGTGCTAACAGCCGGCACTTGGCGCATTGACGCTCAATATTATGTTGACCGTAACGGCGCAACTCTAGCCTCAGGTGGCGCTATTCTTCACGGCGTCTCTACAACGTCTGGTAATAGCGGAACAGGACTCTCTAACCCTACAAACATTACCCAGGCAATATATGTGTCGTTAACCGCAAACACACAGACAATACCTAACGTTAGTTTTTTAGTCCGTTGTGATGGCACTACAATTACTCGAATAGACGATGCTACAGCTTTTGCGACCGGAACCACTTTGTACCACAAGGTCTATTGCGACGGCTACTCTGCCGCGACACCAAGATTTAAATCTAACCTTGTGGCAACGCGCATTGCCTAACCAAACCGCGCCCGGCTACGGCCGGCACCTATAAAGGTAACGTACCATGCTTGAAAACGCCGAGTGGGCAAAGCGAGTAGAAGATAAACTAGACGCCATCATCGAGAAATTAAACGCTCATGACGTGCGGGTAACTAAGGTAGAAAGCCAGATTGGGTTTGCTAAATGGCTGGGCGGCGTGATAGGATCGGCCGTTGTCGTGTTGACAGGCTGGCTGATTAATATAGCCGATAAACTTCATAAGTGAGGAATATTATGAAAGACTTTGAGATGATGCTGGACGAACTTTTGGACATGCACCCAGAAGCCGCCAAGGAAGTCGAGGCCTTGCGAGCCAAAGTTTCTGAAGGTATGGAAGACATGGGCGAAGACATGATGGTAGAAGGCGAAGAAATGGAACAAGGCGCCGCTCCATTTAAACCCATTCCTGCCGATCTTATGGATGAAGAAGAGGAAGAAGACGAAGAAGAGGCCATGTACTGAGGTGACCTATGCCGACGACTGTAGACCAGCTGGTCAGCGAGATACGAACAGCAACTGACGAAATTAACACGGAATACGAGAGCGACACTGAAATACTTCAGACGCTCAACCGTGCGCAGCGCAATGCGACCAATATCATCTCGCGCAAGTACCCGGATTTGTTTACAGATTGGGTCGATATCACTACCGACGGCGAATATAATTACGATTTGCCGACAGAAGCGGCCGGGCGCCGCGTGGTTCATGTAGAGTCGTACTATAACGAGATTGCGTATCCAATGGCCCGCATCACTGAGGTGCAGGCTAGCAACTACCGTACAAACGCGCAATCAGCCAGGCCGATTTATTACTTGAACTACAAGAACCACATACAATTCTTGCCTCGCCCGACGTCAGGTATACGCGTGCGCGTGTACTACATCAAACGCAGCCAGCCCTTGGTGCTGTCACAAGGCCGCATTAACCTGGTTGACTCGGGCGATAACCTCGTGCGCGTAGACGCTATTGGTCCGGATCTTGCAACTACTACATCTGGGTTTGCATCTTACGTCAACTTCATTGATTATAACACAGGAGCAGTCAAGGGCTCTTGCCAGATTGCCGCCATTGACACTGACACCAATGAGATCACGTTTAAAACGAGCGGCCTGACGAGAACGTCTGTGCTTGGTCTTACGATCAGTACGACTCTGCCGACAGACCTGGCAGAAGACGACTATATTTGCCTGGTCACCGGCACCTGCGTACCGGAGCTGGATGACGTGTACTGCGACTTTCTTTTGCAGTATTCAGTAGTTGACATTCGCCGCCGCTTTGGCGAGCCGCTTGGCGAAGAACTTGAAGCCCTGGAGCGGATCAGCAAAGAGCTTGAAGAAATGTGGGCCGGCAGAAAGCCGCCCGGACGTATTCGCAAAGCCAATGGCAACTACCGCAACACCAATGGCAGCTTGATTAGATACTTCCAATAAGGAGCTGAGCCGTGGCCTACGAATACCAGACCATAAGCTTTAAAAACTTTGGCCTAGGCATAAACGCCAAGTCGTCGCCTAACGAACTGGCCGACGGCTTTTCCGAGCGCCTTACAAACATTGACATTAATTTGTCGTCCTTGGTAAAAAGGCGCGGCTACCAGGGGTACGCCGGCTGGTTGCCATTGCGGGTTCGCGAAGCTCAACACACAGCTGACGAAAAGCTGAAGCTGTTCTTCGACGGCGACGTGTCCTTTGTCAACTCCGGCGTAGTGCCCCTGGTTGTTTACGGCCGCCTGGATAACAACCTTACGGCAACAGGCACTCCGGTAGAATTTACAACGGGATCCGATACGGCTCACTATTACTCTACGTTTACGGGGTCAATCCCCTATACGTTTACGGCGCCCAGCGGAACAGGCACCGGGTTCAACCCAGGCTCAAACGACCAGCTGTTCTTTGTGACGCAGCGCAGCACTTTGGCAGGCACGGGCAATAGCTCATGGTTCTACGCAGACACCTACACCGTAGACAGCGTTTCGCCGTTTGACGGAGCCGTCACCTGGTCGGGTTTGGCGTCAGACATTGACGTGTTTGTGTCTAGCTATAACTTTACGGGCACCGCTGGCAGAGAGCTAGTTCATACTTACACGACAATATCGCCCAACGTCGAAGGGATAGACATATCGTCCCTCGATAACTTGACGCCAGTCATCCAGTGTTATTACGACAATGCCGGCGTCTGGACGCAGTTTATACCGGACGCTATTACTATCGATCAATCGCTTGGCCTGGCTGATGTGGCAACATCGTTTCCGTCAACTACTGACATTATGATCCTCTTCTACGCCCCTGACACGTCCGACGTCGTTGAGACCACGGTAAGCAGTGGCGGAGGCACAGTTGTAATTCCGACTACTTACGACTTCTTTCACTTTACTTGCTACAGTGCGAACAGCATGCTGCTACCTGATGCAGTGGATTATGACGCCGCGACTCAGCAAGCAACTTACACATTTAGCGCACTGCCGATCAATACGCCTGTGACCGTGTGCTTCATGCCGACCGGCGTGCAGTCCAACTTTATCACACTTGACACGCCAGGCGACACGTCGGTCTATAGCGACACGCGGCCCCAGCTGACGGTGTGGGGGTTTAACCAGGGGGACCTGTACGCTGCCGACGCTCCCAACGGCGCAAAAGTTATGCACATTGACTCGTACAGGCGCGAGGGCGAGCAGCGGCTTATGGCCGGAATTAACGGCGTTCTCATGCGCGCGGACACGGCCGCAGAGTCTGGCGTAGCCTATAAGTTTGGCGAGACAACCGTGTCGCTGGATGCTCGTATCGACAGCAACCAGAACATTGGCCCGGCGTTTGCGCAGACGGCCGAGACCGCAGCTCGCACAACCGGTCTCGTTCGTGCCGACAACATCACGTCGGCGCACCAGGCCGTCTGCACTGCCGTCGAGTTTGTATCAACCGGCGTGTCTAAGTACACGCTGTCGCTGACCAACAAGACAGGCACGCTGGCCTCTGCTCTTACAACGTCGGATTACGTCACAGTTACCGGCTGCGGCCAAGCTATCCATAACGGCACGTTTAGGATCTCGTCAGTAAGCGACGCCGAAAACAGCATAACCGTAGAAAACGACCGGGTCACATCGGCTCGCTACAATGAGAGCGGCATGCTGGCCAAGCTTGGCGTGTACACCAACAGGTTCACCGTCTTGGGACCGTCGCCGCGCTTCCTGGATGGCGATATGCTAGCGTTTTCGTCTAACGTCGAACTGGAGTGCGCCGGTTCGGATGCCACTACTGTTCATGTGCGCGGTGTAGAAAGCTACATACCGCTCTACGCGTCAAACAAGATATACGGGTCTAGAACGTCCGCCCTGGTTCCTGTCGTAGCAGCTACCAACTTTGTATGCGGCGACATGCTAGACGTCACAGGCATGAGCAACCAGCCTCGTATCCTCGGCATCAACCCGTCAGCGACGCAAACGTGCACAATCACAAGCGATGGTACAACTGCCACGGTTACCGCAAGCGCCGTCATAAACTTTCGCGCCGGCATGCGCGTGATATTGACTAGCGATTTTGACGCCACGATCAACGGCGAGTATGAGGCCCTGTCCGCTCCGTCTACGTCGTCTTTTACCGTGGCCGCAACCTGGGTAGTGTCCGGCTTGACGTCGTCAATTGTGGGCCCAACGCTTCAGTTAGACGAAGAGATAGACCTATACGACGCGTCCTCCCCAATGTCGCTCGAGACAGCCGAGCGTTGGGTGCCGCTTGAGTCTCCGGTTACGTCCGACAACTTGCCGTTTTCGACCTACTACCAGCACCTGCCGTCTGACGGGTTTACCAACCAGGCGACCGTCCGCTCTACTGTTATTGCGGATAACATGTACTTTATCAACAACCAGGACGAAGTGCTGAAGTACGACGGGACCAACGTGTATCGCGCGGGCCTCCAGTACTGGGCGCCGCAACTATTCAGTAACGTAGATACCGGCACGGCGTCTATACCGCTCAACGGTACGCTGGCCTCTGCCACTGCGGCCGGTTCTGTGTTTACGGTGGCTTTAGGCGCACAAGCGGCGTTTACGGTGGGCAGCACCATTGTGTCCAACTTGGGCGACACGTACACGGTTCAGGCGGTAGGATCCTCCGGCAGCAACGGCACTGTGACGGTTACGTCGTCTATCCTGACTCCGGGTTCCGTGACCAGCATCCAGCTGGCTAACCGCTACCGCTATTACTTCAGGCTAAACGCCATTGACGCCAACGGCAACATAACAGCCGGCGCGGCAACAGGCCTGGATGACTACGTTATTGACATGACCGCAGCGGGACAGATCAAGCATAAACTGGTAGGCCTGCCAGCCTTTGGCATGTACAACTATGACTCGCTTGATGTTAAGGTGTACCGCACCCTAGTAGGCAGCAGCGGCCCGTACTATCGCGTAGGCGTGGTTGATTTGAACTTCAACAACGCAGCCGGCTATATTGAGTTCACAGACGCTACAGCCGACACGTTCTTGTCGTCGCTGGATCCGGTCAATACCGCCTTGCTTGGCGAAGAGATTGGCGTCTCTTGGTCTCAGCCATTGCGCGCAAAATACCTGACATCTATGAACAACAAACTGCTGCTTATGAACGTCAAAGGCTACCCGCAGCTGGACCTGTCGCTCCTTGCTGATAACGGCTTTGGCTCGCTGGCTACATCTGCTCTAACCGGCAAGACTTTCTTGTTGCGCAAAGATTCTAATGATACCGGGCTGCTGACCAACATGGTAGACCGTATTAACTTTGAGTTTGTAACGTCCAGCTCGGGGGCGGTGTCGTCGGTCACATCCGCCAGCGGCTACTTTGAAGTAACCACAGGCGCTGCGCACGGCCTGGCTGTTGGAGACTGGGTCTATCTTTACCATGCCGCGACAGGCAACAATAATGACCTGACGTTTGCAGGCTGGTACCAAGTTGCGTCAGCCCCGCTTACAACCACGTTCCGCGTAACGACTGTCGGCACGCTGGCAACGTCGGCAAACGATGTAGACACATGGGTAAAAGCCACAACCGGATACGTGCCGGTATTCCTGGGCACGGACGGCAATTACGCGCAAATCGGCGCCAACGTGCTCAATGAGCTGACAGCCATCCAGCGCTTAGCTTCGGCCATCAATGCCACCATGCGGGCTACCGACGTCACACTCTCCGGCCAGGAGGACTTTACGCCGTGGATAGCTGCCGCCGCCGGTACAACGCAGGGGCCCGGCCGCTTGGTGTTGCGCCAGGACATTGTGCTCGACACTACGTTTGAAGTAGTGCTGTCGGCCGCGATCACGGGGGCAAACTGGTTTGTGGACGGAACAAAGCGAGCGGCAGCATCCGCAGCTCAAGCTCTTACGCCGCTGTTCCAGTCGCGGATTACAGCGTCGTACGAAAACTATCCGGAGATCTTTGACTCGCCAGATCAGCTCAGCGCTCCATCCGCGCATGTCATTGACGTCAACGCTGCCGATGGCGAGGAGTTGACAGGCGGCCTCCCCTTCTTTGGAACGTCGGCGTTCACCGCCGCTAACCAAGAAGAGTTCCTAATCGCGTTCAAAGAGAACTCCATCTACGCCGTGGATATTGGCAACGGCGTAACCAGCAAGCTCAGAACGCGCGGCCTTGGCTGCACGGCACCGTACTCGATTGCGCCAACGCGGGACGGCATCATGTTTGCTAATAACAGCGGCGTCTACAAATTGGACAACAACCTCAACGTCGTATACGCCGGTATCTACATCGAAAAGATCTACCAGGATGAAGTTAACCGCGACGCTCTGTCCGCCGCAACTGGCACGCATTATGCAATAGGCAGTGCGTACAAGCTGTCAGTGCCGCTGGTTGGCAGCCTCAAGAACAGCAACGTGCTGGTTTACAATCACCAGCGCGAAGAGGAAAACGGCTTGGGCGCATGGACTGAGTACACCAACCATCCAGCCACCGGATGGGCGAACCTGGGTAATAACGCGTACTTTGCGTCCAGCACCGGATCTGTGTTCTCCATCCGCAACCAGGATAACGCCACCGATTTCCGGGATGACGCAGACGCGGTAGCCGAGACGGTGATTTTGCTGCGAGCCAACGACTTTGGAGCTGCGGGCATCCGCAAGTCCGTGGCCTACGTCACGTCGCACTTTGAGATGCGTTATAGCGACAACGTTGACACAGCCATTCAGATCGCCTATGATCTGCAAACGGCTTTTGAAGATGCCGGCGAGTTTGACTTTATAAAGAGTGCCAACACTAAGGTCAAGTTTGCCCAGGCTTCGGTGCCGCGCCGCAAGTCTAACTATATCCAGGTCAAGTACACCAACTCTACCAAAGACGAGTCGGTCATTCTTGCTGGCGTGGATTACACCGTTAGCGGCTTGTCTTACCTCGGCGTCAATGAAATTAACCCAGGAGCAAGATGATGGCTATTATTCGCACAGCTAAAGGTTTGCAGGAAGCCAACGCCGAGACGCTGAAGGACAGGATGCAGCGCCTGGACCTTCCGCAAACAACCAGTGCGGCCCAAGCCGATGCTCTTGGGGCAACAGCCAAACAGGCCGACATGGCCGGCACACAAGCGCGCAAGCAAGCCGTCATCAAAGAGAATCTGGCCCCTAAACAGGACCAGTTGCCTTTGTCGCAGCGGTACGCTCAGCAGCAGGCCGCTCTAACTGGCGGTCAGCAGCAGCAGTTGACAGAGGCGCAGAGGCTCGCTCAATTGGCTGGCCTGGATACTCGCATACAAAAACTGGTAGAGGAGCGCGTCAACCAGGCCGGCCAACAACCGGTGCAGCGCCAAGCAAGTGAGACCGAGCTAAGCAAGGTTATACCAATGACCGACGCACGGTACCAGCAGGCCGCCGCCGCCCTGGCTGATTACGCCAATGACCCAGCCAAACAAGAGCAGGCCCTGGTTACTTTGCAGAACTTGGGCATCACGCCGGCGCAAGTTACCGGCCTGCTGGAAACAACAGACGCTGCATTAGGCCGCGCTGCTGATCCTACTGCTATCCGAGGCAGCGATCTGGACGCGTCCTTGAAAGAAATGGGGTATGCGGGCGGCGTATTAGAACTCAGCCAGCAGCTGGGCAAAGACGTATCTACGCTAGGTGTAGAGGATCTGGTCAAAGAGGTGCAGGCGTACCGCAATAAGGTGACGGCAGAAAAAGAAAAGCTGGAGGCCCAAGCGCTTGGTCAGACCGGCATGCAGCAGCAAGCGGCTATGACGCAGCTGGGCCAGTTTTACCAGGCTGGAGGTGTCGGGCAGGAGCAAGCCGTCGAGCGTGCGCTTCAACCGATTGACATGGCCGCTACCGTTAAAGTCGGCGAAGAGGACATGCGCGTAGACCAGCTGCTGCAGGACCAAGAGTTTTCTGACCTGATTGAACAGTGGGCCATCTCGTCGCCAGAAGAACGCGAGAAATTGATCCCCTCTGCTCAATTTGGCGGGCTTGTGCAGTGGATGACGCAAAACGAGCAGGCCATCAAACAGGCGGCGCAAGCGGGCCAACAGGCGCAGCAGCAATTCGGCCAAACCCAGCAGCAAGTTCAACAGCTTGGAGCAGACGCTATCCAAGATAAAAATCTTATCGCGGCCCTGGTTCCTGGCTTTGATAAGACCAAGGCGTACACTGCATCAGATCTGGCCAATTTTCAACAACAGCTGCAGTCCTCTCCGGCGTACCAGTTTGCAAAGTCCAGCCCGGAAGGCCGCGCGTACATTAACAGTTTTAAGCCAGAAGAGCTGCCGCAGCTGCAGGGCATGAACATGACCGATTTGCAGCAGCAGGCAAACGCGTATACTAAAGTCAAAGGCAGCCCTGGACTACAGTCTCGCTACGACCTGGATCCTTCAACCAAAGTGTACAGCCAGTCGCAGCTGAATGCTATTGACAACTTTACGCGACTGCCAACCTACCTTCAGACGATAGGCACCGATCCAGATTTTAAGTCGCTGACAATTGACCAGCTCAAATATTTTGATCGCGACGGCCAGTTAAACGGCGAGATGGTTGACGAGTTCAAACAGTTTTTAGCTGAGCAAAAAGCTATGATTGCCGAAAGCGACGACGCGGCCGTTACGCAGGTGTTTGGTGGAACAGCCCAGGCGCTAAATGATAAACGCAAAGAGCTTGAGGCCAGGGCAGCCTACGGCGACCAAGACGCTGTTCAAGCGCTACAGCAGATGAAACAGTACGATGTTACTGGTGGGCCTGACGGCAAACCGGACGGAGTTATCGACGCCGCAGATGCACGACAACTGGCTGCTGCTCGTAAAGCCGAACTGGCTGGCAAGGATGCCGACTACTTCAGACAGCAGTACGGCACTGGCAGCAAAGGATATCAGACGTTGGCCGAACAAACCAATGCTGGCGGGCAAGGGCTGGTGCAGAACACTGCCAAAGGTATCTATAGCGAGCTGCAGGATGCTATCACATCTGGTGACTTTTCGCGGTTTACAGAATCGCAATGGGGCGACCCGGCGTCGTTTGACCAGATTGATCGCCTGATTAAGGCGGCGCAAACTAGCGGCCTAAGCAAGGATTCGCCTACAATCGCAAAGCTTAATGGCGTAAGAGAAGCCATGAAAGACAAATACTTAGACAATGTGCGCCAAGAGGCAGACAGTCTTCTGACTGAGGATCGCAACTCTATAGAAGCGTACAGCAAGATCCTGTCTAAATACAAGACTGACAAACATCCGATGGCTAATTGGGCCTACCGGATTGGCGGCGATAAGTTGCGGACGCTGCGTAGCAAGGTAGATTATCCAGCCATAAACGGCAAGTCCACAGATAAGGTGGCAAAAGGCGCCGGCAAGGCTTATGACGATTTGGCCCTAGCAATAGATCCGACCGGCAAAGGCCAGATCACTGTCCAACAGGCCCAAGCATTACGGGAGTTTATGTCCAGCAAGACGTCAAAAGACCCTACATTTAGATTGGATTTATCCGATAAGTCTCTTCGGAACGAGCTGGTAAACTTTGGCAAAGCCCGAGGAAACGTCTTTTTAGCGCTTGACCCAAACCTCCAAAATACTAAGTGGTGACAGGAATGGCTACGTTGTTTGATAAGCTTTCTCAGCCGGCAGCGCCACAGCTGCCCGTTAACCAGCAGAGCCGCATTGAGCAGCTGCTGGCGGCCAAGAAGGGCAAGGTGGCGTCCGCCCCGGCTCCTGTATCCAACGTCGGAGAGCAAGTGGCTGGCGACCAAGCCAAGACCGCACTGCAGCAGCAAGGCCTGCAAAGCGCGCTTCAGGGCGCCGCTATCAATACCCAGCGCCAGGGCCTAGAGCAAGAGATAGCGCAGCAGGGGGCCGCTCAGCAGCAAGCGTTTGATCTACAGCGCCAAGGGATGACTGCAGAAGCCAACCGAAATCTTGGTACATTAGCTGGCCAAGAGCAGATGCAAACGGTCGAGCTGGATGCCGCTAAACAGCGCAAGCTTCGCAGCATCAACAGCCAGGCGGAAGCCCAGCTGCGAGCACTGGCTGCTCAGGGCCGCATGGATGCTGACGATATATTTGCGGACTTTAAACGTTCTAATCAGGAGCTTGAGTTTCGCCGCGACGCCGCACAGCTTGAGCAGCTTGGCACACTTCTTGCTTTGCAAGATCGTAAGTATATTGACGAGCTTAACCGCATCGGCGAAAAGCGTAAGTTGTATGACCGATCAAATTGGGAAAAAGAAAAGGCCCGCATCATCTACGGAGAGACGCTTGACGGCCTGATGCGCGACTTAAACTTTCAGCGAGGCGAAGACGTGTCTAACCGCGAGTACCAGCGCCAGCTGGCTCAGATAGATATCGACACAGCCATCTCAATGGCCGAAGCGGCAATGAGAGATCAGGCTACCCGTGCTATGTGGGAAGCCGGGATCAGCGCCGGATCAGCAGCGGCGGGTGCCGATTGGAGCAAGTTTGCATCAGAATATGAAGCTCCGGACTCTTCGGCTTTTGCTGAGAAACCGCAAGCAACGTCCTCTACTTCGTTTGATGTGACAGGCGCGGACAGCTTTAAACCAAACTATTTTGAACCTACGAGGTGAGCATGGATTTTGACGCACTTGCACAAACCGTGCCAGGTATAAACGAACAAACTGCTAGCCAGCAAAAAGCGGCTCGTGATATTCTGCTGCAGCGGCAGATTGGCGCTTTACCTACTCAACAAGCCGAGGCCAAGGCTAGTCAGCAACTGGCTGGCGCAATGACACAACAGGCAGGACAAGATGCAGGAGCCCTCCAGCAAGCCCAAACACAGACCGCCGCGCAAGCTCAGCAGGTCAGTAATGCGGCTCTTCAGAATCAGGCGTCAGCTCAGCTCGCGCAGCGCAAACTCGTACAAAATAAAGCGCTGGCGGATCTGTCGTCTCTCAAGCAGGACGAGATGGCTAACGCTATGCTACAGTCCCGCAAGCGAGTAATGGACCAAGAGATTCAGGCGGCTGACGCGCTTCAGACGTTTGGCATTGACCAAGACAACTCGCTGCAAATGGCAACCATCCAGCAGCGCAAAGATTTGCAGCGCCTGGGTAGCGACGTAAAAGACAAGCTGGTTGACAGCCGCCTTCGGTTTGAGCGCGACGATATGGGGCGCAAATTTACAAATGACCGGCAACTGTCTGATTACATTTTGAGCAATGCTCGGACGCAGCAAGAGTTTGACAGCGAAATGCGTTCGCTAATAAAGGAAACCGACCAGTATATCCTTACGTTGGATATGATGGAAAACAAAATTAGCCAGGCTCTAAAGCAGGGTTACATCCGCGAAAAGGGAGACCTGGATCGCGCCATGGGCATCGAACTTGCGCGCATGAAACAAGAGATCCAGAAAAAGAAAGAAAAAGAGATGGCAAAAAAGCGCAACAACGCTGCGGCATGGCAGGCAGCCGGCACCATTATAGGCGCGGCTGTTGGAAGCGCAGTGGCTCCAGGAGCAGGAACGGCGGTGGGAGCGCAAGTAGGCGGAGCCGTCGGGACAGCTGCCGGCGCATCAACAATCTAAGGAGGCAACCAGGTGGCTACTTATAAGAGACCGTACACGCCGGATCGTATCATTCTCAATGATGAGTATGACGCCGATGAAGACATGATGACGGCCGAGGAAGACCTTGCTGCCCGCGTGGCTAAGTTTCCGGCCGGGCCTCTCCTTCCTGTTCAAGATGACCTTAGCGCTGCCCCAGCTCCAGGTGATGAGCCGGCCGAGCAGCTTATTGCGGAAAACGCAGCGGCATCTGGCGAAGCTCCTGAGATTGATATTACAGCGGAACCTGCCGACCTGGCTGCGCGTCTTAACCAAATTCAAAAAGAAATGGCGTCAGTCAAATTCCCAGGGCGTCGTGAGCGTGGCGAAGGTGTTGACCTGAGTGCCGACATTGACGACTTGAAAAACCGCCTGGCTGCCCTTGACCAAGAACAAGACAGCGCGCAAAAGGACATTGAGAAGCGGCAGTTGTACAGCGAGCTGGCTACCCAGCTGGGAAAATTTGCGGCAGCCGTGTATGGTCAAAAAGCCGGCATTGACCTGGCTGGATTGAAGCCTGAGGCTCCAAAGTTTGAAGGAGAGTATGAGCGCCTGCTGGCTAAGTACAAAGGCCAGAAAGCTGATGTGCGCGACGTTGCGGAAGCCGGCATGCGTGACAAGGTGCGCCGGGCAGATCGTCTTGATAAAGAGACCGCAGCGCAAGAAGATTACGACCTGAACAAGTTCCGAGCCGAAGAGGCAGCGCGACTGCAGGGCCTGAGCACCGAAGCTCGCGGCCTGCTAACTGCTGAAAATTTGCGCACGCGGCGCGAACTGGCCAAAGCTAAAGAGGCTGAGCAAGCGGCAGCGGCCGTAGATAAGGCAGCCCTCAAGCGCGAAGAGCAATACTCTCGACTGGCGCAGCAGATCAACAGTATCTACAAAGGCAAAGAGACGGGCACAGTCAAAGCCGCCAAGGCTATGGCCATCTTGCAAACCAACCCGCTGACAAAAGCTATTGACAAGGCCGAGTGGGAGGACGCGTTGCAAGAAGAGGGTATGCTGTTTGGCAAAAACCCCAAGAAGGCTGACGAGGCACTAGCGGCTATTACACAGAAACTTAGCGAGCTGGCTATAGCTAACACGCCCTCAGCCAGTGCTGCTGCCGCTGCGGCTGGCCAAAGCACGCCACCGGTACCCATGGTTACCGTTACGCATAAGGCGTCAGGAGCCAGCAAGCAGTACCCAGCCAATGATCCGGCCGTAGCTAAGGCCAGAAACAACCCAGCATTTGAGGTCAAGTAATGGCTGATCCATTCAAGGAGCTTGAGAACACGCAGGTTGCCGACCCGTTTAGCCAGCTGGAAGGGGCAGATACGTCTGACCCCTTTTCCTCTATTGAGCAAGGTTTTGGCGAGCAGCCGGGGTATACCGAGTCTGCTATTCGAGGCGCGGCTCAGGGCGTCACCTTTAACGCTGCCGACGAGATAACCGGGCTCACTGAAGCATTGGCCGCCAAAGCCGAGGGCAGTCGAGAATCGTTTGGAGATCTATATTCTCGATACCGCGATGAGTCCCGCGCGGCCTACAGTGCGGCCGAAAAAGCAAACCCTAAGACATTCCTGGCAGGTCAACTGGCTGGCGGTGTCGCCGTACCTGGGGCCGGCTGGCTAGCTAGCGGCAAGACTATAGGCACGGCCGTGCGCGCCGGTGCGATTGCTGGTGGCTTGTCAGGCTTTGGCGCAGCCGAAGGCGACGTTGGCGAGCAGCTCAAAGACGCGGCCACTGGAGCGGCCCTTGGTGGAGCAGCGGGCGGTGCCCTGGCCGGAGTTATCAAAGGCGCGGGCGCTCTTATGGGAGGCGGAAAGGCGGCCAAGCAGGTGGCCCGATCCCTGCCCGAAATTACGCCGCTGGCGCAGAAGATTAAAGACACAATCCCAGACAACCTTGACGACGCTCTGCAAGGTAAAGATGCGCAGTTTATGCAGTACGTACTGCGCACCAAAGTGCCGGAGACTGTGGAGGAGGCGTTTCAAAAAGCTGGCGGCAAGCAGAACCAGCGCGCAGCCAAGGTCATGGACCGAGCCGTAGATAATTACGAGCAGTTTGAACGCGTCATGAACCAGTTTGACCCCAAGCTTCGAGCCCAGATGTACGACGAGTACCGGGGCGCGCAAGCCGTAACGCAGGCCGCTCGCGATCTCAAGAGCCAGTTTATGAACAAACTGCGCGTAACCGAGTACGATCCGGTCCAGGGCTGGATGTCTTGGATACGACCTGCCAACTTTAACGCGCAGCGCGTCGATACTAAGTACGGGTCGGACTTTACCGGGGCACTGCTGGATGCCGTCGAAGCAGAGAACAAGCTGGCTTCCGGCGCAACGCCCTATCTAAAGAAGGCGCTGTCGTTTGAAAAAGAGATGGCGGACGCTATGAAGGAATCCGGCAAGTTCAATAGCTTTGACGACTACAGCCGCGATCTCTACATGCGCATAACCCAAGGCAAGTTTAAGCCCGGTTCGTTAGAGAGCCGCATCGCGCAATATTTTGATGATGCCCGCGACACGCTCAACAAAGAGTACGGCCTCAACATCCAGAAGCTGCAGCCTTACGGCAAGCAGACTGTCTACCTGCCGCGCACGCGCATGGACCTGGATAGTATGCGGCTCAAGCTCGATCGCGCGACGGATCGTTTGTTTGCAGGAAGCATGCCAGCCAAAGAGCAAAAAGCTTATTGGGACGCCATGCGCTACCTTGGCAATGAGTTTGGAGAGACGCTTGATCCAACAGCCAGCAAGGTAGACCTTAAACAGTTTATCGAAAAGAAGCTGCTAAAGACGGCCGAGGACCGAGGCGCGGTCAAGAGGCTGGAAGCCGCCGCCGCATTCGGCCGCGACCATGACCTGCCGCCCTACATCGTAGAGTATGACATACCTAAGCTGATGGCCAACTACGTCAACGGTAACATGAAGGCCGGCTTGTATCAGGTGCCGATGGCCCGCATGAGCGCGCAGATTGAGGCGGCCAGGACGCTTGGTTTGCCCAAGACAGCGGAGTATTTTCAGCAGGTGCAGGACAGCCTTATGGGCACGCCAAGCGGCTGGAAGGCCAAGATGCAGGAGAGGGCCAGCCAATGGCGCCTGCTTGGTCAGCGCACGATGGATGACGCCAGCACGCCGCTTGGCAAGATGCAGGGCATGCTGCAGCGGACGGTGCCAGACTTCATACCGTGGTCCATGGGCAACATGTACTATAACTTGCTGAACGCCAACCCATACTCGATCATGCGCAACCTGACGCAACCGATCATGGGCGGATCAACTGACATTGCGGCCAAGACCAACACGGCTTACGCGTCAAAGATAACGGCACTGGGCCTAAAGGACATGCTTAAACGAGGAGCGGATAAGCCCAACGTGATCGGCCTGGCTAATGAGGGGCCGCTGCGTAACGAAGCTACCCAGGGCATCATCAAGGGCCTGCGCGAATCAGGCGTACCTGAGGCTGTCTTGGGCGGCATTAAAGGCTATGAAAAGTTTGCGTCCACGCTGATGCAGGCCTATTCCAAAGCCGACGACATCAATCGCCGGTGGACCATGAACATGGCTGATCGCGTCGCCAAGGACGTGGCGGCCAATAACCCAAATGCACTAAAGATTGTGGCGAGCTTGCCGAAAGGCATCAAGGCTCGCGTCAACCAGGCCATTGCGGCCGGCAACCAGGTGGAAGTGCAAAATCAGTTGCGCCGCTGGTTTAATATCCAGCACCAGTACTCGTACACAACGGCCGACATGAGCCGCTTGGGCCGCGAGTTTGGCTCTATGCTGACTGCCTTTACTAAGTTCCCAACTTCTGTAGCCAGCGATGTCGAGCAAGAGTTCTATAAGAACGGCCTGGCCGGCGCGTTTCCCGTTACCAAGAAGTACCTGTTCCCGCTGGCTGCTTTGATAGCCGCCGACTCCTACACCAAGGATGCGCGAGAGAACATGGACCCTAAACTAAAGCTGGTTTTTGGCGATAACTTTAGAGAACTGTCGCCGGCTTTGGGCATCGTACTTCAGCCGCCTCCGTTTGTTGGATCTGTTGCTAAAGCCACAACAGCCGCAACCAAAGGTTTGTCCGGCATGGGCGATCTAGAGCCCGAAGAGATGCCGGCGCACGTAGCAAAGACGGGCGTCAAAATCCTGGATGCTGCAGCGCCGTTTATTCCGGGCTACGGCTTTGCCAAGTTTACCAAGAATCGTTTGGAAAAGGGCGAGATACTACCACCATCAGAAGATGAGGAATGATATGGATTTACTAGTTAAGACCCTGCTTTCGATCGGCGTAAAGCTGCTAACCAGCCGGGCGCTGGAAGACTTTATTCTGTTTGTGGCTAAAGAAGTTGTAAAGAGAACCGACACTAAGGCAGACGACGACTTTATTGCGCTCGTCGAAAAACATCTCAGAGGAGACTGACCATGGCCGTTCGCCGTCCTACTGCTGTCAAAGACTACAAAAAACCAACTAAACGCTAAGAGGTATACCATGGCAAAGCCAGCTAAACGTGGCGGAAGAACAGGGAGTCGGTAATGGGTAGCCGCGTGCCGCCTCGCAAGAACACCGATTTTCAGAGCGACAGGGCGGGCGCTTCCAGTCTGCTCCAGCTTCTGGATAAACTCTACGTAGGCGGCCTGCCGTCTGCTGAGCCAGAGGCGACAATGGACCAAATGCCCAAGCCTCCCAAGAAGCTGCCTGTGTTTGAAGAAGAGGAAGCAGTTAACGTTCCTCAGAACATCATGGGCTCTAACTAATGCGATGCCCACACTGCGTGCTCAGCTGGATGCTTAGGATTGACTATCATTCCCGCTGGCGCCGCTGTGGGCTTTGTGCTTACTGCCAAAAAGAAGAAGAGCCCGCTGAAGCAGGCTCCTCACTTCCTCCAGCTCGCGACGCAGATCCTCAACCTCGCAAACCAGATTACTCATCTGACGCTGATCTTGGCTAGTCGATAGCGGCTTCGACGAGTGTTGCGACTGCGGACGAGGGAAGGTTGTTCGCTGTTTCCTCTTCCAATCTAGTGATATAACGTTGTTCCGCACCTTGTATTGCCTGCTCTAAAGCAACCAGCATGTCTACTCCGCCGAGGGCTCGGATATACTGGGCAGCGTCTCCGGCGTCAGCTATGGGCTGGTTGATGATTGTCTTAACATGATCGTGCTGACGGGTCATCCAGTCGCGCAGCGATTTTACATCCAATTGCATATCGGTCTCCTCAGTGTTTGATGTTAGCAATGATAAGTTTGACGATCCAGGGGTAGGCCGTAAAGTCCAGGTCCTCGTCGCCCATGAAGCGGAACGCAATCTTGTCCAACTCGTCGCCAGTCAACACGGCCGGGCCGTTGAGCGTGCCTTTGGTGCGCAGGTCTGGATGGTACTCAACCAGCGCCAGGTAGCGGTTGCCAAGCTTAACGTCCTGATCCATCGTGTAGACAATCGGCTTCTTGGCCTTGACGGCGAACTCCAATACAGGCGGCAGGTAGATAGCGTCCTCGACCTCGTGAGCGCCGTCAACGCGCAGCCAGCCCTTCTTCATAGCGATGCCAATACCGGCTTTGTTTAATACATCCATCTTAAAAGAACTCCTTATGGAAATCAATAAATTTGCCAACGGCGTATCCGGCAGCCAGCGCCATCGCGGCAACCGCCACAGCGCCGGGCCATGTAAGATTGTTGATCCATTCCATCAGTCTTTACCTCCAAGTTTTGATTGCTCTTTCTTTACATCTTTCATTGTCTCTTTGTCGCCGGCCTTCTTAGCTTCAGCAAAGGCGCGCTTGAGCTGGTTGCTTTCACGAACCATGCCAAAGCGCTTAGTGCCGTCGATGTAGCTGGCGCTCTGCCTGGTTCTTACGTTGGGGGCAGCCAACATGCGGCGCAGTGATTGCTCTCCGCAGGCCGGGCAGGTAAACCACTCGTCGCGGTGGGCGCGCTCGATTAGGTCGTCGTGCGTGTGGCCGCAAGACAGACAGCCGAGGCGCATTGACTCAAGAGCCACGGCTGGCCTCCTTAGCTGCGTCCAGCTGCTGCTGGAGTACGGCATTAAGGTCAGCAACCAGCTGGTTGTCGGTCATGTAGTGGTCGGGATTAGTGCGGTCCCGCTCTTCTAACTTTATCTTGTGGGTCTCCAGCACGGCCTCAAAAGGTATGTTGAGCATCCACATGACCCGCATCAGATAGTGTTGCACGTCGCCAAGCTCTAGAACGGCTGCCTTCCAATCGAGCGGCTTATTGTACATTAGGTGCTTTTTAATCAGGTCGGTCAGCTCACCCACCTCGCCGTTCAGACCCAGCAGGGCATGGACCAGCTCGGCGTTGTGTGCCAAATTAGAAGCACGGACCGGCACGCGATCGACAGTGTAGCGCCCATTGATAAACTTTTGGAATTCTTGAACATTCATTCTACGCACCTCATTGCATGGTAAACCCAAGACAGCGCGCCGCCTGCGCAGAACGCCGCCCACCAGTAGCTGTCAGCTTCAACCCAGATATACACGCCGGCGCAACAAAGGACGGCCATGGTCATGCAGGCAAAGCCTGCTAAAAACTTGATGCTCATCCTTTCCACCTTCCGTCCCCATTAAGCAGCATGGGCAGCAGAGTTGGGTGCCCCTTAAGAATTGCCGCCGTACCTATGATGGGACGCTGCAGGTTCAGACGATCATAAGCAAACGCCAAAGCGTCCTTGTCGATCATGCACCCGGCCTGCAAGCTCCAGATAAGGTTGCGAGGATTGCTGGCGTAGTCTACCCTAAACTCGGTGTGGTAGTGACCCTGGCAGACGTTAATGCCGCGCTGGGTGGCCAGCTTTAAGCCGTTCTTTGATATGCCGTGCGTGAAGTAAACAATATCCTCACCTGACGTAATGGTCAGATCGTCTACAAATTTCCATTGTTTGCTGACGTCATAAATGTCGTTGTAGTTTCGCAACAGATCTCTCGGCAAGCCGGCGTCTTTAAACTTGCGCAACGGCAGGTCGCCATGGTTAGACCCTATGATAATCATTGATGGAAACAGCTTTTCCAACACGGCTACATGTTTCCGTATCAAAGCTAGCTCGTGTCCGGCCGCCGCCAGTTCCGGGTCCTTTGGGTGAAAGCTGATGGAGTGCCAGTCAACCAGGTCTCCCAGCGACACAACCAGGTCGGGCTTGTATCTTTCTTTAGCGGCGGCCAGAAACTTGAACGCATCTGGGTGGTGATAAGGGATGTGCATGTCTGACAACAGCAGCACATTCTTTGACCTGTAGTCAAAGTCCTTTAATTTCATACGGTCTCCTGCGTGCGGGTTTTAAACAAGTTAATCATGTCGTCAATTCGGCCTTCACATAAATACATTGTTTGCCAGTTTTCGTCATAAGCTGCCCGTTGAGCCGCCCTGGCTAGCGACAGTAGGGAGTACAGCTCGGCCACCGTCAGTGTTATTTGCATTCTTTTTCTCCACTTTAAGAGCGTCAAGGAAATACGCTGGGAACAGTTTTCTATTATAACGTATCAAATTTTCAAAAGCAACATCTAGGATGTAAGTGCATCCGTAGTCCGTGGGTGTCCTGCAAATCCTGCCCGATTGTTGCACAAGCGTGCGGATAGTCAGCCAGCTGTAGTAGTCCTTCTCCTTCTGCGAGTAGTACTGCATCAGCGGGTCGCCTAAGCTTGGGTACTGCACCTTGACGATAGCCTGCCAGCGGCCTGCGTCATACGGCAGGTCAATGCCCTCGGCCATACCGGAAGCAACCAGCACAAGCGGCTCCTGGCTAGCGCGGAACAGATCGTACTTATCTTCCTTGTCCTGGCCCTTCTCGTGCCACAGAAGGCGCGGGTGGCTAAGGTGTCCACGAAACTTCTCGGCCAGCTGATAGGGCATGTGGATCAGGCCCTTCTCTGTAGGATGTTTATCCAGCAGCTCCAGCAGCGCCTTTGCCATGATTGGCACGCTAATGTCCTGATGCTTGTAGCCCATGTTGGCTGCCGGCTGGAATATGATGGGCCGCCTGGATGCTTCAATCGCTGACGGGCACTCGACGCGGTACACGGCGCGGTTACCTAGGCCCAGCTTGTTAACGTCCAAGTGATTGATAGTGCCGCTCATGAGCACTATCTTTTTGGGCGACCGCAATATGTGCGGCTGGAGGGACGAGAAATTGATCGGCAAGACGTGGATGTACTCGCCGACGCGCGACTTCTTTTTGTCAAAGAAGAACTCCTTGGGCGAGCGCTGGATGCCTTCAATGGCAAATGACAGGCGACCGATAGCGCGCGTCGTCTCGCGATACTCTTCCTTTTGCGCGGGGTCGTGGCGGTCTAGGCGCGCAAGGTAGACTTCTAAGTCCTTAAGCTGGCCCTCCATGACAACCAGTGCCTCGCCAATCGTATTGACTTTATTGTAGTTGCGCACGTCTTTTTTGTAGAGGCGCCAGCTATAGTGGTCAGCCAGCGCGTCCATAAGGTTGTGGGCCTCGTCCGCAATCAGCGCGTAGGTCGCAATGTGGTGTGTGTCCTCTTTGTCCTTCTTGCCCCACACAAACTTGTAGCTGTAGAGGTAGCTAGAAAAATTGAAGATGCCTTGCTTGGCGCGGCGGACAGCAAAACGTGCGGCGACGTAGGGGCAACCCTCGCAGTATTCCTCAGCAAAGTCGTAGTGTTTTTCACAATTGCCGGCACTCTCGCAAGCATAGCGACCCTTGCCTTTGAGCATTGGCACGTCGGGGAAGTCGTCGTGATATTGCTCCTGCAATACGACCTGCGGCGTGACGATGGCCGACGTCTTGCCTTTAGCGTTCAGCCAGGCTGACAAGATGATGGCCACAACGCTCTTGCCGGAGCCGACCATGGCTGGCACGACAAATACATCGTACTTATCCCAGTTGGCTTCAAGCTCTGAGAGTATCTTGATCTGCACTGGCCGCAAGTCGTAACCTGCTGGTATATGGTCAAATATACTCATAAGCGTAACCTCCAAATTAAAGTAGTCACGCCCCACCAATGAACCAGGGTAAATGTTATTGAGTCATAAACGGGCGACCTGTACAACCCGCCGTCAATTTGCTCTCGGCCAACAGTCACACCAACCCTGCGCCGTCCAATTAGAAGGGGCGCTCGTCGCATGTACAGTCGTCCAATTAGGTGTGAGATATTCATTTAAGTCCTCGCGCAAAATGTATTACAGCTTTGCCAATCAGCTCGGCATCCGCCTGGTCGCTCTTTTCATACGTGTCGTCAGCCAGCGCTTTCCACACGCGGATTGGCACGCTAATAAGGGAATCGGGGCGGGCCGTAGATATGGCCGCGCCGGCAGCCCAAAGTAGGCTGTGATTTAGTTTGAACAACAGCTCTATCGCCATCACATCTGGATTGGTCCATTGAGCCAGCTGGTCCATTATCATCGGCAGACGCTTGTGCGGCGGCACTGTACGCGGAGCTTTGTACTCGCCAGATATGACCATCGTGCCCTTCATAAACCAGGCCCATCCAAGGGATATACTCCCCGGATCTATTGAGAGTAACGTCCCCTCCAATATCGCCCTCTTGTGCGGCCGCAGACTCGCCTGGAATTTCTTCATTTCTGTAGTTAGGGCGGCGGTAGACATATTCTCTCCTGCGCTCTGCGCCTTGGTTATGCCACGTAGAGCGGCGTTCTTTATAGTCGTCTGGCACTTCGGAGTTGTCAAGCTCTATCTTGCCGTCCCACGGCCCGCCGCGAAATATGCGGGTGTTGATGTATCCGGGCCGCTCGATCAGCACAGCAAACTTCTGATTACCCTCGCCACATACAACCCAACTCGGCACGGTTTGCTTAATTACAGCGGGATCATCGGTAGGCAGATCTAACTGTGGCTTCAAGTTCTGTTCGACTAATAGGCGGGACAGCGAAGTCTCCGCTCCATCCCTCCACAACATCCAGCGCCCGCGCATAGTCGTGGCCCAGGTCTTTAAGTAGCTTAGCCATATTGTAAGCATGTTTGTTTCTCCCTTCGCCCTCGTGGACGGTTTTAAATAACATGTGTGTAAGGATAGCATCCAGGTCTGCCGGGTCGCGCTGGCTGCCGCCTGATGCCGACGGTCGGAACAGCGGCTGGTTGATAAGCGGTATAGCCAGCGGTCTGCCCCTAAACTCTTCTACCATGCGTTTATAGTGACCAGGGTTTTTCTCGTGTGCTGTACCAGGAAGGCGGTACATCCCGGCGGCATGATAAAAAGCCAGGTCTGCGCCGGGAAATGTAGCCGCCACAAATTGTTTTTGACTGGCGGGCACATTTGACCCAAGCATAGGCTCAATTTTTATGTGAAGGTGTACAGATCGGCCGCCGGATTCCCACCATGAAAACGCATAACCATACTCAGCCATCAGTGTGATTGCTACATTTGCGTCATGCGGGCGGTCGTCAAAATCCAGCAGCAGCTCGTCGCTGTAGACAGGGAACCACTTAAGACCGGCCGATGAGCCCGTCGTGCGGACGTGATCGGCGGCCTCGGTTGGCCATCCGTATACAGAGCGAAAGCCTCGGCGCTGGTCAAGCTCCTCGCGAGTAACCAGGCGCGGCGGCCCCTGGCGTATCTTAGTCGGGCGATGCTCGTAGTAGATCATGGTTGCTCCGGCTTTATGCGATTATTTTGCGTGTACAGTTCAAAGGTTTTTAGTCTATCCTCACCTGTCTCTGAAGATATTGGGGCCTTTGCCGCCACATAAACCAAAACGCTTAAAACAGTGATCACTAGCAAAACCAGTACACAATACACAGTAAACATAGTTTTTCGCCCGCCTAAGTGTAATCTGGATCAGGTGTTTTACGAGTAACCTTTATTGGTTGTTTGACCGGATCCTCCAACGCCGCAAGGGCGTCTTTTGCGTTCTTCAACTCAATCTCGTCCGTCCTGTATTCCCATTCGTAGGGTTTTGCCGACCAAGTGAAGCGGTCTTCACAATAGGCGACAAACTTCCTGTGCGACTCAACCGCAGCTTCCAGCTGTCCAATACGGACGTTTTGAAGTGTATGGGCCCGCTCGTACCACTCCAGCCTGTCAAGCAGCTTCGGCAACTCACGCCACACCTCAACCAAGGCGTAGATAGGTACGGATGGTTCTTTACGGTTGTAGAAGGCCGCTTCAAGCTTGCGAAGGTGTGTAAGGGTGTCTTTCATTTCTTCACCTCCGCCCAAATGCTATAAGTACCGGCAAAACTGGCAAATTCAAACTCTTCTACTTCCCTAGCACGGCAGGCGGCTTCAGCCTCATTTACTTTTACCACATCAAGCGGATCATTTATGTCCGCACCCAATGCCGCTTCACACAACGCCTCAAACTCAGCCTCTGTCATGAGAAGGTATTTTGTCATATCAATCCATCCCCGTACTAGATTGAGAATACGCCCCACAATGGACACACTGAAACTTGTGCAAGCTCATGGCTCCAGGGCTCGAGGAGCAGCCGACCCACTTAAACTTGTGGCACCCCACCAACCAGTGCTTGATCATTTGTCATCCTCCCAGCATAAAAACAACGTGACAATCACGGTAAGCACACAGAGCAAAAATGGAAACGGGTAGTCCCAGATCATTCGTCCCCCTTCGCCGTCGCGCCCATCTCAATACTTCTCCCCCAAATCCTTAGCCAGCTCCTGCGACAGCGCGGTGTGGGCGTCTGCGTACCCCGACGCGTTATGCGAGGCCCATTGGATTACCGGGGTTGCCCGCAAGACGCTAGCATCCTCGTCTTCTAAGGTCATCCCCTGCGCGTGGCGATCCAAAAACTCTCTAAGCGTTGTTTCACTCACTACGTAAAATTTCATTATTACCCTCCCTTATTGGTGGTTGCGGTGGTGTCTTTCAGCGCTTGCAGAACGCGCAGTGCACCGGCAATAGCGTTCGCCTGCTTTACAGTTAGCAGCACATGGTCATCGTCCTCGCCATACAGCATGTGACCGTCTTCTAATAACGTGATCATAAAATCAATAGTCATTTCTCTTCTCCTGTAGCTGCGTCCCAAGCTTCCGTTTTAGCCAGTAATTGGCTACCCTCTTTTGTGAACCCAGGGCAGTATTGCTCAATATAGTCTACTAGCTCCTGCCCAGCCCTCAGTGCGGCTATGATTTGCCGAGCCATTGTAGTGTCTACCCAGGTCCCATCTTCAGTCTCATTGGCTAGCATTGCTTCTACTATCTCATTAACGCTCATTTCTCACCTCCCTTCGTCGTGGCGCTCTTAAACTTGCAAGCAGTAGCAAATAGATCGCGTTCACCTCTTGCGCCTATGCTCGCGCCTTGGAGGACTAGAGTGGATAATTCCTGCCCAGCGCGTAGGGCCTCAGCAATGGCCTTGCAACTCTCACCATCAATCCAAACGTCCCCCCATTCCTTCTCAGAATCTAAGAGAAGCTGGAGCATGCGTTCAAGTGTCATTCCACGTCTCCCTTAACGGCGGCGTCCCAATCTTGGACGGCTTTACCTGCGATATAATAGTCCTTACTCCTAACCCAGCCCTCAACATGACCAGAATCAAACTCCGACAGCTCCAGAGCATCCCGCATCTGTTGGCCAGCGCGTAAGGCGGCTATGAGTGAGTCGGCTTCAACCCTGGTTAAGACTGCCTTGCTTCCGCCGTCAGACAGAGTACTAATCATCTCATCCAAGTTCATAATTGCTCCTCCAGCCAAGGTTGGCTAACTGTGTTGAGCTGTATGAAAGGGTCTAAAGGGTCAAACACTGCAAAATTGTATGCGGTCGCCGCGTCTTCTTTAGATTCAAACAACCCAAGATACTTTGACTTATTACTTATTTTGGTTTGAGCCTGCCATTTATTGCCTTTTGCGGTTACTCCCCTAAAGCCGGAGGTATTGTTCGAATTCTTCTCCGCATTCAATCTGTTTGCCCGCAAAGTTACGGGCCTAAGATTTGCCCGGCGATTGTCGAGGCGATCTCTATTAATGTGGTCACAACGAGACTTATTGCCTAACACAAGGTTGTGGATATACAGCGACTTACCTAATCTACGCATGCGAACATAGCCATATCTATCCAGTGTCCAGGCCCGGCCTATGACAATGTCCAGTACATCATCGTCATCATCCACAACCATTAGTTTATCCGCGCTGACAGGTATGTAGATCATTCGCTAACCTCCACCTCAATCGTCAACGTGTGTGGCACGGCTACGGCTAGGGCGTCTTCTGTGAAAAACTCAGCGTTTGACTTGTTATTAAACACGCGGTAATCGTCGTCAGGATAGACATTTACCCACACCGTCACCTCTCGCGTCACTTTGCGCTTGGGTGGAGTGTAGATGCAATACTTGCGAGGGTCACAAATATCGTTACTTGTCTCAGCGCCAGTCCGAGTTCGCAATTCACCGTCAACTAGGTGGAGGTAGTAGGTACTGCCGGGTGGATGCCAGATCGGGTGAATCTTTTGTCCATCCAACAGCGCTTGCATCACTTCCTCAGCTGTGTTGAGGCGTTGGCCGGGTTTCCAGTTGCTCATATTCTATATCCTCCAATCCAATCTTCATAACAACCATCGCCCTGATATTGGGCGTAGGGGTAGTCTCTAAGTAGCTCGTCGGCCGTGTCGTACTCTCGTTCATCCACGTAGCCGCCATCTTGATCTAGCAGAAAAATGTAGAACATGTCAACCCCTCCAACGGCCGCCCATGACGTTAGCAATTTCTTTAAGAATAAGGCTGGCCTCAGCTTCCTCTACCTTTTTCCAAGCCTCCTCAATGTCTTTTTTAGAGGCGTCAAAGTACTGTTGGTACTCTTTACGCCTGGCCTCAATTTGGCGCTCATAGTCAACCAGATCCTGCTTAGCGCGGCTTACGCTTTCCTCTATCTGTTTGTCTATCTCGGCCTGGGTAGTGATAATTAATCCAAACAAGTTCATGCTTTATCCTTTACTGTAAGAGTCTTTGTACCATCCGCCGCCGTTTAGTATGAAGGACGACGGCGCGATCAGCCTCTGCCACTCCTGCATGCAATCTCCATGCCCGCTCTCAGGCGGCACATCAATATCAGCCAGGGGGCGGTCCACTTCCTCGGTGCGGCCGCAGCTTTTGCAGCGCCATAGGTAACGCATAGTTAGTCTCCCAAAAAATCTGCCATAGTCTTGCCGACCTTTGGCTGGTACGTGATGTTTACATCCCACCCAAGTTCCTTGTCAATAATATTCGACGCCTCAACAACAGCCTCCGCCGCTTGGTCCGCCTCGTCTTCAAGGGCCTGGATGGTTAAACTGTCATGCCAGTCGATATGGAACGGCGTGAAGTGCAAGCCGCCATCCAGGCGCAGCCTGTTGAGATGATAGATCATGCGCATGTGGATGTTGTGCCCGGCCCGCTGTACGAAGCGGTTACCTAAGTCCTTGGTATAGTCCACTTTGTCCCACTTCTGCTTGGCCTCGTTCCAAAAACGATGCGGCTTTGGCACAGTGATCGGCTCGCCGCGCGGCCCCAGGATCCAGCTGCCCTGGCTGTCGCTACCGCCGTTCCGCTTCCACTGGTCTTTGAGGGCTAGGCCAAACCTCTTGATGCCAGGAAAAGCACGGTCGTAGGAATCACTAAAGAACTTAGCATCATCCAGGTCGTACGGCACCTCCATCTCGACTCCGTTTATCACTACCTTCTTCTTAAGGCCGGCCAGCAGCAGACCCTCTAGCAGCTTGCCTGCTCCCATGCCGTATTGCTTGCCGAGAAACGTGGACTTAAGAATGGTGTCGCGTATGTTACCATATTCTTTCTTGACAGCGGAGATGGCTGCCTTGGTTGGTGCGTCTGGGTCATAGCCAAGGGCGCGGAACTTGTCGGCGTACTCAGGTATGGACATGCCAAAAAGGATGTAGGGGTCATTCTTGGGGCGGCCCTTCTGATACAGCTTGAGCATGCCCGGATCTCGCGAGTAGTACGCCATGACAGTAGGCTCCAGCGATGATGCGTCGCTGTAGACTAGCACGTGGCCGGGGTCAGCCTTAATGCCGCCGAAAAACTCTTTAGTCTT